ATTATTCATTCGAGTTCCAGATCCAACAAATATTCCCGAATGGAGCAGTTTCCAATCTCATGAATTTCAAGCAATGGACTTGGGTACGAAAGTTGTTGATGAAGGTAATACCTATGAGCTTATTGATCAAGGACAAGGGTTTAGAAAACCAAGCGGGCAATATGGACACTTTGGATGGAGCCAGGTTTAATTATACTTGTATTATAAAGAAGTTTGTTATATCTTCGTAATGAAGAAGACAATAACTTTATAATACACTTATGACAGTTAATAAAAAGAAGCAACCAGAGAAACAAGACAGCGAGTTTGCTAAGCAAATCTACAATACAGCAAACGATATTATTCATCCCTTTCTCAGAGACTTTGAGAAGAAAATAAAGTCTGAGAATCCTGAAGCACATATTTTAAAGTATCAGTTTGAAAGTGAAGAGGGGGCACTTTGCTATATCTTTACACGATCTGATACTAAAGAGCCTATCTGTGCTATTAGATATAACAAAGAATACCAACCAACCCTGTATCTATAATGGATATAACTAAAGAATTTGAAATTGTAGGAGAATTAAAGATCAGCTTAGATACATATGAGCGTATTAAACGAAAAGTATCTACTTTAGAGAAAAGAGATAAGAACATGAAAAGGATTGTAGACGAAGTAATACAAGCCTCTAAAGAATTAGCCTCTCTACTGAATCATATAAGTAAGAAAACACCTAATTTTGATCAGCTTATATCAGCATTTAATGAAAGTGCAGATAACTGTGAGATCCAAAAATCAGATGATAACATATACAAGATTAAATTAAATGAATCACTAAATGACAGAGAAAAAGACAACCGTAAAGATTAAAACTACTTTTCAGTATGTTCAGCTAATGAACGGTATCTTTGGACTCACTGATACTGAAATCAAAGTACTAGCTGCATTTATTGATAAGCAAAAACAATTAAAAGCATCTAATATAGACATTAATGTATTTTGTACTGAAATAAAGAAACAGGTAGCAGAAAGATTAGGTAGAGATAATTTCAATACTTTAAATAACTATATTAAAAGAATGCATGATAAAAAAGCTATCAGAAAGATAGACTCAGGCTATGAAATTCATTGGTTACTAGTTCCTAATAATGAAAAAGAAGTTGTATTTAAGATAAAATGGATAGATCAGAAATAATAGATTACCTGGCTAAAAAACATAATAAGACAAAGAAAGAAATAGAGAAAGCTGTGCAGTCCCAAATAGAATGTATAGCCTATGTTATGAAGAAAGGAGGGGGAGAATCTATACGATTGCCTTATTTTGGTAAATTTGATGTGCATCCTTACAGACTTAAAAAATTAAAGGAGAACAGTAATGGCAGAACACTTAAAAAATCAACCTGATATAAACTCTACAGATGTTCCAAATGGAGATGTAATCTTAAAAGTCTTGAGAGATCAACTATTAGATCTGTATAAAGATATTGAACTTAATTATAGAAGAGTTTATTTTAAGAATCCAGTTATATCTATGTTATTAAAGCATATGGCTGATGTATTAAAGAAATTTGCAGAATTACTAGAAATGAAGAATGTAGAAGCGAAGGAAGAAGCCTATACAAAGAAAGACAAATTTACTTTTGGAACTACTAAAGAAAGTATCAGATGATAGAACTCTTAAAAGTAAAGGATAATTACGCTACACCTAATCCTGAGATACGAGCTATCCCTGTCTTTAGAGACATTATAGCTAGGGATAAAGGATCTGAAGGAGATTCAGATGGTAGAAAAAAGAAACATGCAACGAAAGAATTTGCCTGGATCTATTTTATGTTTGATCCTCTATCTCCTTATCAGGCGTTAGAAGAAGAAGAGCGCTGGACTAAAGTAGGCAAGCTAATCTTTGATGATGACAAATATAAACCAGATAAAAAACTCTTAGAAGCATCTGAAAAGTATAAGGAGATGACTGAAACTCTACCTGTAAGATTACTTCAGTCTGCTAGAGAAGGGTGCTATACGATTATTAGCTATCTTAATGCTGTAGATCTTACAGAAGAAGACGATAAAGGTAAGCCTAAGCATAAGGTAAATGATGTTATACGTGCTCTTGAGAGAATGGGAGAGATAACAGATTCACTAGAGAAACTAGAAGAACGTGTTAAAAAACAGAGAGATAAAGAGATTGAAGTTCGTGGGGGGTACAAGATAAACAAGTATAATGAAGGATAATGTAACTAAGAGAATTGAAGATATTATAGAAGTTACAGAAGAAGGAAGAATCCATCTTGATTATGATTCTATGTTCTTCAAAGATTCCTATCTATTCTCTCCTGCAGCTCATTACTTTAAAGAGCATGGAGTCTACACAAAACTAGACCCTTACCTGGATCAGACTGAATTTGAAAAACACTGGGATAGAGAAGTAGACAGGTGCCTATATGGATATACAGCCCCTAATGAAACCTATATAACAGGTTACCATTATTTCTATTTAAACTACTGCCTTATTGATAGAGCTGTAGAAGTAGAGGATAATGAAGGGAATATGATGTCTAAAAGGGAGAATACTTTCCCTGCTTTCTATGATGGTGATTATTTTTACTTCTCTATTGTGGAGTATGCCAGAAAGCATAACAAGCACTTAAATCTTCTCAAAGCTCGTAGAAAAGGGTATTCATATAAGAATGCTGCTATGTGTGTCAGAAACTACTATCATATTAAGCGTAGTAAAAACTTTATCTTAGCTGGTGATAGTAAGTATCTGGATGGTAAAGATGCTATTCTTAATAAAGCATGGGAATTTTTATCTCATGTAGATGAACATACGCCTTGGGGTCAGCCTAGATTAAAAGATCAGACAGATTATAAAAAGTCAGGATATAAACGAAAATTAGATGGTAAAGAAATTGAAAAAGGTAGGCAGTCTCTTATTGCAGGTATTTCTCTTCATGATAACCCTGATGCTGTACGTGGAGCTGCTGGTGAACTGATTTTATGGGAAGAGTCAGGTAAGTTTCCTGAGCTACTAGATGCATGGGAGATTGCTATGCCTTTGGTAAAACAGGGTGCCAAAACTCTTGGTATTATGATTTCTTTTGGTACTGGTGGTACTGAAGGAGCTGATTTTACATCTGCAGAAGCTTTGTTTGAAAGACCCTCTGTGTATGACTGTTTAGTGTTTGATAATATCTGGGATGATGGTGCTGAAGGAACAGATGCAGGATTCTTTCATCCTAACTGTTTAAACCTTGATGGGTATATTGATGAAGATGGTAATTCTGATAGAGAGGGTGCTTATGAGTATGAGCAGTCAGAACGTAAGAACAAGAAGAAAGGTGATTCTGCCAAAGCTTTCCAACAATATGTAGCAGAGCATGCTGAGAAACCCTCAGAAGCTGTATTATCTTCAGATAATAATCTGTTCCCAACTCAGGAACTCAACGCTCAATACAATAAAGTAAAAGCATCTGGTAGGACTTCTATAATGACACCTGGACAGTTGTATACAGGTGCAAACAATAAGATTAAGTTTAAACCTTCTCAGGATGTTAAACCTATTCTTGTCTATCCTCATAGCAAAAAAGATGATCTTACAGGAGCTATATGTATTAAAGAAGCTCCATATAGATCTCAAGACGGTAATATACCTAAAGGATTATACATCGTATGCCATGATCCTTATGCTCATGATAGCTCTTCTGATAAAGAATCTTTAGGTGCTGCTTATATAATTAAACGTACCAATAACTTCTCTCCTACTTTTAATGGAGCTGTTGTAGCTTCTTATGTAGGAAGACCATCTACTCAAGATGAATATAACAAGAATCTATTTTTACTAGCTGAGTATTATGGTGCTAAGATAGGATTTGAAAATGATCGTGGAGATGTAATAGGCTACGCTAAGAGATTTAAAAAATTACACTACCTGGAAGAAGAGTTTGAAATGCTCGACAAGAAAGAGCTTCAAAGTAATAGAGTAAATCGTCCCTATGGAATGCATATGACTACTCCTAGAATAGATCAAGGTGAAATTTATATAAGAGACTGGCTACTTACTGTTATAGGAAAAGACAAGGATGGCAACCCTGTTAAGATACTAAATACGATATATGATACTGCCTTATTAAAAGAATTGATTAAATACAATAAAAAAGGTAACTTTGATAGAGTTCGTGCGCTCATGGTAGGAATGTACTATGACAAAGAATTATTTAATTATACTATAGCGCCTAAACAACCTAGCAGAACTAACGATGATTTCTTTAACCGATTAAGACACTAAATGGCTGTAGATAAAAGTACATTACATAGAATACCCAAACAGAAGATTCCTTTTGATCAAAAAGATCAAGAGTGGAAAGAAGAAACTGTAGATGCTTATATAGAACTATCTTTCTTTAATAGAAACTCTGGCTATGGCTCAGATATTAAAAAACTGTATGATTATTACAATGGTCATAAGCATAGTGAAGATTATAGATATGTTCTACAGCCTTATGGAGGAGCTAAACGTAAGAATGTACCAGCTGATCTGAAAAGATATAATATCATCAAACCTATTGTTGATGTTCTCATTGGGGAGAAAGCTCGAAGACCAGACAATGCTTCTGTAATTGCAGTCAATTCTGATGCTACAGATATTAAGAAAGAGAAAGAGCAGGAAGCTATTGTAGAAGCCCTATCAGATGAATTTTATAGTATTCTGCAGAAAAGAGTAGAAGCTAAAAACCCACAGCAACAACAACAGCAACAACAGCAGGATCAAATTACTGTAGAGGAAAAGATTGACTTCTTTCAAAGAAATTATACAGATATACGAAGTGAGCTTGGCCAACATGCATGGAACTTTATTAAGCAGTATTGTGAAGTATACGATAAAAATCAAAAGCTGTGGAAAGACTTTCTTGTAGCAGGTGAAGAGTACGCTTTTATAGGTACAAACAATAATGAGCCTGAGTATCGAGTAGTTAACCCTTTGGATATAGACTATGATAAAGATCCTGAGCTGGAGTTTGTAGAAGATGGTGACTGGTGTGTATTACGTAGATTCATGACTGCATCATCTATCATAGATAAATGGCACAAAGAGCTAACTCCTGAAGATGTTGATTATCTAGAAGATCCTGAATACAACCGTGAAAGCTTTTTATCGTTTAGTTCAGATACAGAAGCTCCTGAGAATGATAATGATCGTCTCATTGAAGTTATGGAAGTCTATTGGAAGTCCTTTAAGAAAATAGGATTTCTGACATACATAGATGAAATGACAGGTAAGCCTGAAGAAAGAATAGTTGATGAAAATTATGAACCTTCAGAAGAAGAATCAGTAGAATGGTTATGGGTAAATGAATCATGGCAGGGTGTTCGTATAGATGATAATATCTATATAGATACATATCCATGTGAAAATCAACGAAGATCGTTAGATAATCCTTCTAGATGTAAACTTCCTGTCAATGGTAGAAAATACTCAAACAGGAATTCCGCTAATATCTCACTAGTAATGATGGGTATTCCCTATCAGCTTATCTATGATATTTACAAGTACAGGCTTGAGCTATCTATTGCTAAGTCAAAAGATATTGTAGCAGAATTCGATTTATCCCTTATACCAGGCGATTGGGGTATAGATGAGTTTATGCATTATCTGGAAGTTACAGGTATAGCATGGATGGACTACAATCAGGAAGGTAAGAAATTAAACCCACAAGCTAAGAAAGCGTTAGACCTATCTATCAGAACAATAGAACAATACATTGTTTTATTAGATTCTGTAAAACAGGAATGGTTTGAAGCATCTGGTGTACCTAGACAAAGACAGGGTAATATAGATTCTTATGATGGTAAGGGTGTAACAGAGCAATCTATTATACAATCATCCTATATAACAGAAGATTATTTTAGAAAACATAATCGTTTTGAAGAACGTAATGCACAAGGTCTTGTAGATAACAGTCAAGAGATTTGGATAAATGGTAAAAAAGGAACATACCTTATGCCAGATGGTACACAGCAATTCTTTGAATTAGATGGTCAGCAATATTCTGAAGCTGAATATGGTGTCTTCATATCATCTGCTAGGAAAGATATAGAGAATCTGGATAGGATGAAGAATATGACACAGGCATTTGCTCAAAATCAAGGAGATATGTCTACTATTGCTTCTATCTTAGAATCTGACAGCTTTGCTGAAATCAAACGTAAGATTGAATTAGCAGAAGATGCTAGAGCCAAGCAAGAAGCAGCTATAGCAGAAATGGAGAAAGAAGCTAAAGAAATGGATATGTCTATCAAGCAAGCTGAGATGGAAGGTGAAGAACGTAGAAATATTAGAGATAATCAAACAAAAATTGAAGAAGCTCTCATCCAAGCTGAAGCACAGAAAGACGTACAAAACATGCGTAATACTGTAGACCAAGCTAAAAACGTTGATAATACTCAACTTGAGCAGCAAAAAATCAATGAAGAGCGTAGAGCTAACAGGGTAGAAGAAGCCCTTAAAAGAGTAGACCTTAGCATTAAACGTACACAGACAAATAAGCCTAAGAACAATTAGTGTCATATAATTAAGGTACACGATTCTATAAAAAATAATTTTACAAATAACCATTAAACTACATATATTCAACTATGGCAGACGAAGACAAAGACAAACAAGAAGAAGAACGACTATCAGTAGATGATATAGACTTTGGGGCTTTAGCAGACCCTAGTGCAAATGAAGAGCCTGAGCTTGAAGAGCTTGAAGATCCTAAAACTGATGAAGATGAAGACAAAGATGATGAAGATAAGTCTAAAAAAGATGATAAATCTGATGAAGGCAAATCTAAGTCTAAGTCTAAAGAATCTGATGAGGAAGATGAAGATGATGATGATAAAGGCGATAAAGGCGATAAAGATGATGAGCCTAGAGTTGTTGATACCATCATGCAAGGATTTGGTTATGAATTTGAAGAAGGCGAATTAGAAGGTATTGAAGATACTGAAGAAGGCCTTACTAAATTAACGAAACTTATTGGTCAAAAGGAGTCTGAAAGACGTTATAATGAGATGGTAGAGGCTTCACCTAATGTAAAAGCTTTATATGAATATGAAGCTTCTGGTGGAGATCCTGAAGATTTTATTAAAACCTTCTATCCTCCTACTGACTTTAGTAAAATAAGTATTGATGAAAATGATGTTGATTCTCAAAAAGAGATTATACGTGCATCTTTACAGTCTAAAGGTCTATCAGATGGTAGAATCAAACGTAACATCCAGGCTATTGAAGATTCTGGTAATTTATTAGATGAATCTAAGGATTCTCTAAATGATCTCAGAGAGGTTCAAAAGCAAGAGAAACAGCATATTGTTAAAGAGACTGAAGCACGTAAAAAAGCTCAACGTGAGCAAGCTGAAGAGTCTTGGAAAGAAGTCAATACCATTATTGATAAAGGTACTGTAAGAAATATTCCAGTTTCTGAATCGAAGAAGGAAGAATTTAAGTCATTTATTAATCCAGATCCTGAGACAGGGGTTTCTGAACGGGATAAGAGAAGTAATGAAATGACAACAGAAGATCATCTGGCAGTGGATCTTATCCTGTTTTATGGGATAGATAATGTAGCTAAGATGATGGAGAAGCAAGGTAGCTCAAAGGCTACTAAAAGTTTGAAAGATAAATTAAAGAGTAACAAAGATCGTAGTAGAAGTGACAGTCAAGACCCTGATCTAGAAAAAAGCAGCGGAAACGTTGAAAAACTAGAGTTTAGAATTGATTAAACTTGCTATTTCAACCTAACCTTAAACAATAATAATAACTATGAAAGTAAAAAAGACATATTATAATAGTGATCAGATGACAGACATGAACAGTCTGTCAAATGCACTAGTGTCAAGTCCTGAAAGGATTTCTCCTATGATTACCCATTTGGGTGGTCGAGAGGATAAGAAATTTCCTCTCAGTTTTCTAACCGAGGGTCTTGGCAATACAAAATCTATTGATAAGCTTGAGTATGAGTATGACGTGAATTATCACTTCAGAAAAACTCGACCTATTGCAAAGACACCAGCCAGCACTGCTGACTTGGGTAGAGGAGGACAACCTTTTGTCCTAACATTCCCTGATAAATGGTTTATTAACCGATACATTCTTGTCTCTGAATCAGGAGTACAGGTTCGTATTATGGGAGAACCACGTCCTAATGGAAACAACTGGGATTACACTGTAGAACTTGCTAGCCCTGATATTCCTGCCATGCCTGCAGAAGATGTGCAGTCAGGTAAGAACTTTGGTCAAATGTTTGCACCTGTAGGTGTTGACTTCTCCAGAGGGAATGCAGCTAACTGGCAATCACCTGCTAAGGTTCGTCATAAACTGACGACTATACGTAAGTCTTACCAGTTCTCTGGTAATGCTAAGGACTATGTAGCTGAATTTGAGCTACCTATTGAAGGTGGACGTACATCTAAATTCTGGATGGACTATGAGGAATGGCAACATTTCCTAAGCTGGAAAGAAGAATCTGAACTGTACCTATGGTATGGTAAGAGATCATATGACTCTAATGGAGTTGTACAAATGAAAGATGAGAATGGTCAGCCTGTACAAGTAGGTCCTGGTCTTCTTGATCAAATCATTAACAAAGATACATACAGTCGTTTGACTGCAAGCAAGCTTCGTGAGTTGATTGGTGATGTATTCTTTGGAATGACTGACGCACAAGCAATGAACGTAACTCTGTACACAGGTACAGGTGGAGCTAGAGAATTTGACAGAGCTATGAAAGAAGAGCTTGGAAATACTGGCTTTACTATCTATTCAGATGGTAAGTTCCTTGAAGGATCAGGTAGAGAACTGAAACTGACAGGATACTTCAAACGTTATGAGCACATTGATGGTCATACTATCAATGTGGTTAAAACGCCCCTGTTTGACAGATCAGCACTTGCTCAGGCAAGTAGACGACACCCTGAAAGTGGGCTTCCTATGGAATCTTACAGAATGGTATTTGTTGATCAATCTCGCTATGATGGTGAGACTAACATCCAAATGATCAATAAGAAAGGTCGTGAAATGATGAAATGGGGAGTAGCTGGTTCAGTAGTTCCTCGTGGAATGGGTAACAGCCCACTCAGAGCTAGTGACATTGATGGTGCTAGTGTACATTTCTTGAAGACTGCTGGAGTATGCCTGAAAAGGTTTGATACTTCTATTGATCTTCAGTGTGTAGCTGAGTAAATTATTTGTGGTGGTGTGAAGGTTGAACATTTTGTCTTCTTCCTTCGCATCATCACTATTTTAACTAGAAGAAGACAACCTAAATTAAAATTATGAGTAAAAAGACATTAACTGAAACAGGGCTAGAACCTCAACAAAAACAGGTACAAATTATACGTAAGGAGGCTCATAGTAGCCATGTGCCTATTGAAATCAGACAGACAGCTATCCATAGATTGGGTAGTGTATATGTAGATAATGTACCTCTAACAAATAAGAATAAGCAGCTTGAGAAAACGTTGCTTCCTCTCATTATAGATGTACCTGCTGATTCTGATGATTTCAGAAAAGAAGCACGTAATTTCTGGAGAAGTATTACTATAAAAGTTCCCTCAGAAGGAACTGTACTTAACCTTAATATAGATGAAGATGGATATCCTGAGTCTGTAAAAGACTACCTAACGTATATTTGGGCAAAGAAACATCCTCACGTAGCAAAGTCTAAATCAGAAATGAATAAGAGCGTTAAAAAGCGTTTTTATATTCATGATCCTGACAGAGAGACAAAAGAAGAGAATGATCGTATTAAATCTAAAGCAAAAGCTTATAGAGAGTTCTCTAAAGTAATGGATGATGAGAAGGCTATTAATCGAGTACTTCGAGTAATAGGTTCTGGTAATCCTGATAAAATGAGTAAGAGTCAGAAAGAAAACTCATTGCACACTGCAATGGAAACTGATCCTACACGCTTTTATGACGTAGCTACAGATAGTAGACTTGAGATCAAAGATCTTATTGCTGATCTGGTAGAGAATGAAGTGCTGCGTAAGTCAGGTAACAGTTATTTCTATATTGATGAAGTAGTAGGTGAAAGTTTAGATGATGCTGTTGGATTCTTCAAAAGCACCAAACACAGTAAAGAGATAAATGATATGAAAGCTAAACTAGAAGATAGAAAATCTGTAGTCGCTTAAAATGACATTTCAAGAACTACATATCGGAGTAAACTTGGGGGCACAACAGATTGCCTCCAATGTTTATGATGATTTTTTAAAAGAAGAAGTAGATTATTTCTTAAATGAAGCAGTCAAGGACTATATCAAAGAACAGTATAGTCAATTAAAGAATGAAAATAGAGACATGAAGTCTCAGTTTGTAAATGAGAACTTAAGAACTTTGATTACAAACGTTTCTTTAGCTAACATTTCAGCAGTTTCATATATACCAAATGCTGCACAGGCAGATTTACCTGCTGATTATTTATATTACATCTTCTCAAGATTAGAATTTAATGGAGAATGGAAGAACTGTAGGAAACTAGGTTCTAAAGGTATAAAAGATTATGTAGAAACCGATTATAATAAACCAATATTTAGAGAATTTCCCTTACTGATAGAGAATGATTCTGTTATAGTAATAGGTGATTCTCTAAATAGTCTGGATAATACTACTGATATACGGTTTACATATCTTAAGTCTCCTATGAAAATTTCACTAGAAGGAAATGAATCAACTGAATTTACTAGTCTTCCTGAGCATACGCATCAGGAGGTAGTTAACCTAGCTGTACGAAAGATTCTTACTATTATAGGATCACAGCAAACACAAACTGAGTAATGACGATAAAAGAAATGCAATATCGCTTTGGGATTAAGGTGAACCAACTTGATTCAGCGCTTCAATTATACACTGATGACATTGAATACTGGTTAAACAGAGCTCAACTAGCTATTGTAAAAGAAGCCTATGAGAATTTTACTACAGATAAGAGGATCTATGAACAGAATCCTGAGAGAGTAGATGACTTTAGAGTTCTTATTACTCGTAATACTAGTTTGGATACTGGTTATAGCAGTGCAGCTATAACACCTACTGGATATTTTGTAGATACTGTAGAGTTGCCTAGTAATTATATGTTTCTATTAGCTAGCAAGAGTGTGGTACACTATAATTATCCTTCTATATCATTCACTGTAGCAAACGATAAACGTTCTTCAGCTGAATTTGAAGAGAGAATCGTAGTTAATGAAGTTGTACAACCAGATGATATTTACGATATTCTTAGCGATCCTTTTAATACTACAAAGATTAAACGACCTCTATGTACTATTAATGATGATAACATTATGGCATATACAGACGGTAAGTTTTTAGTAGATAAAGTCATTATTGATTATTTAAAAGAACCTACTCCTATGAATATAGAGAGTGGTACAGATTCTGAGCTACCTAATCACTTACATGATAATATATTAGATGTAGCTGTTAATTTATTCGCCTCTAGTGTCCGAAGTCAACAACCAGCTAAAGAAGTTGGATAAACAAATTTTTATAAATATATTTAAAGAATGTAGCAATGAAGCTACTTGTGTCTGAAAGGACACACCCAACCTATAACTAAAAAGTCACAATTATGAGACATTTACTATTTAATAATACAGCCGTAGCAGATGCTGCTGCAGATGCATATAGTTACCCAAGTGAGCTACCTAAAGCTCAAATTGGTATATTTGATGCACAAGCAGGAGGAAGCCTAGATCTTACAGGCGCTAACGCTACTGATGAAATGATCATTGCTCAGGGTGTATCCGCAGGTAAGAGCCCTGTAAGGACACACGTACTGGAAAAAGGCAAGATCGAAAAAGTTGTAACGAAAGCCTATGAAGCCCCTGTTCGTCAGGTTACTTTTGTAGGATATAACGGAACTAATGGAGATATTGAAGCAGGAGCAGGAGATTATTTCCTGAAAACTGTTGATGTAACTAATGGCTATGAGCCATATCCAACGATGAGCGCAAACTACTTTACAAAGAGTGTTGGTGTAATTCCATTCACTATTGCTACTGAGATTGCAAAGGTAGCTATAAAGAATCCTCGATTTTTTGTACAAGTAGATGTAGTTAGTGAACTGACTACTGCTGTTCTAAATAACGGTAGTGCTTCTGCAACAGACGTATCTATTATTCAAGGTAGTGATCAAGCTACTTTTGGAGATGCAGCTAATCTTAGTGCAGGAGACTATGTAAGAATTGGCCATGCTACCGATACAGGCTATCCAGTGTACTATGTTAAAGCACTTGATGGAGATGTAGCTACTCTTGGACGTCCTTTTGCAGGAGAAACAGTTTCTGATGTTGCTGTTGGATTTACTTCTACAGCACCTGATGCAGATGATGCTTCAGGCTTGAAACTTACTGGAGCTACTCCAGCACCTGATAACAATGAAGGAATTGAGATTGATACTGAAGATCAAGTAACTTCTTTCCGTACAGCCCTTTCAGAAGACTTTGGATCAACTCCACTGACTTCTTCAGCTGCTCCTGTCACTGGTTCAGGAAGCTATTTACAAGTAGCTAATATGGAAAAGAATACTCAAGGTTTCCAATCATTCTTCTACAGAGCTACTCCGTTTGAAGCTGAGAAGCCTGAGTTCTTTGCAGATTCAGATCTAACATACGATCTGGTAACTATTCTTTATAGAACAAATACTACTGAAAACATTGCTAAGAGCAATAAGTATGTAGAGATTGTCCTAGCTTTCCAAGCAGGCGTTCTAGCAAGTGATAGTGTAGATTTTAACACCTTTTTTGGTGTATAAGGTATTTACCTTAATCTAAACTTTTAAGGGAGAGAGTTTCACACTTTCTCCCTTTTTTATTATCTTCTCTATATGAAAACACCTATTAAGATTATTGGAGGGGCTATATCATTACTCATCATTTACACTATAGGTATATATCTCTTCACTCCAGACTTTATTACAAAAGAAGTAGAAGTAGTTGTTGAGAAAGAAATTACTGTAGAAATAGATAGTTCAGCTGTTTACAGAGAGTATTCTGAACGCATACCTGAACCTAAACAAGATACTGTTTTTGTAGAAATAGAAGTACCCAAACCTGTACCAATATCATCTGGTATGAATGAATACAGATTGGTTTATGCTGATTCTCTAATCTCTGCACTATGGACTACAACTGTACAAGGTACGCTTACCTCACAAGATTTTGAATACTTTACCAAACGCAGATTGGTTAAAGAAACTGTTTGGACTTTCAATAGAACAGTTACGAATACGATCAATACAACAAAGACTATTACAAAAGTAGAGAATCCTAAGCCATACTTTACTGTAGGTGCGGAATTTACTGACTTGGATTACTTATCTGTCTCTGGTGGCTTCATGACTAGGAATAGGTATCATTTTTATTACAATTATAACACTCACTTTGAAACTCATAGTATAGGGTTTTCCATGCCACTAACCTTTAAACTAAGACGACTTTTATGACAATACCTCAAATACGAGAATTTCTTGATAATAAACCTGGATACAAGAAATGGGGAGCAGAGAAATTAGCAGAGTATCTAGGGACTACCCCTGGTAAAGTAAAAGAAGCTAAGGGAGAGCTTAAAGCTAATAAAGGTAATTATGATGAATATGACTCTAAAGAGCAGCATGATAATGAACATTCAAACAGACCTAATACAGGAGCAAAATCTAAGTTCACAGCTGAAAATGATCAGACATTAAAAGAATACTGTGAATCTGTAGGTATTGACTATGATAGAATTGATCCCTATAACGATGTAAAGTATTGGACAGATTCAGCAGGTAGACGTAGATACTCTGTTGTACCTAAAACAATCGAAGAAGAGAATTATACGGAATCTATTTTAGAGGCAATCAAAGAATCTATAACTCCTTTATCTATACCAGATGTAATACTATATACTGGAAACAATGCAGCTATTATGAATGTATATGATGCCCATATAGATAAACTATCTGAAGTAGGTAAAGGATATACGATTGAAGAAAATCTAGCTTTAATAGCAGATTCTGTAGCACGTATCTATAATTGGATTAGCCCTCATGGAATAAAGAAACTGTACATTCCTATAGGAAATGACTTCTTTAATACAAATGGCTCTTTCAGTCAGACAAAAGCAGGAACTCCTCAAGAATTAAGTGTCCATTGGAAAGAAAGCTTCCAATTAGGGGTATCTGCCATATCTGGTATGGTATCTAAAGGCTTAACATTCGCTCAGGAAGTAGAATTGGTACCTGTAGAGGGCAATCATGATGAAGATAAGGTCTTCTATCTTAATGAAGTTTTGAAGGCGTTATATGCCAATTCTCAGAGAGTAATACTATCAAACATATCAAAACCCATGCATCACAGGAAATTTGGTAAGAACTTGCTATCTTTTGCACATGGTAAGCATGAGAAGAGACGAGTAAAGCAGTTACCATTGGATGTAGCAGAAGAAGTACCTGCCATGTGGGGAGAAACAAAATATAGAGAGATGTTTCTTGGAGACATTCATCACAAAGAAGAATATCGTTTTCTACGTAAAGTAGATGTACGTGGATATACTGTTAACTTTCTTAGAGATATTAGCTTCAATCAAAGTACTTGGGATAGAAATAATGGATACCATATAGGATTAAAGAGTCTAGAAGCTCATGTATTTAATCCTGATTTTGGACAATTTGCAAACTTTAGAGATACCTTTTAATGAATTATAATTCACCTGAGATATATGAATTTTATGTAGATAGAGGAGGAGAACTTTCCTATAAAGAGTGGTCCGCCATATGCCAGGAATTTAATGAGATGGTTATGGATGAGATCATACTAAAAGGAGAGAAAATTAATCTTGGTGCTAATCTCTCTACAATTTCTATAGCTAGGATTAAGCGCAATTACAGTAACCAACAAGTTAATTGGGCTGAAAGTAATAAACTAAAGCAGAAGCTTCTTGATGAAGGTAAACATTTATATGATTCTAAAACAGGAGAAGGGGAGAATTGGCTAGTCTACTTTACTAATGATTGGTACTGTAGGTTTTATTGGAATAAGGGTCACTGTACAGTAACAAATAAGACAGCTTATAGATTTGTAGCTACTAGAGGAAAGATGGGAAATAAGACCAAGCTTAAAAACCTATTACGAGATGATGACCTTGCATACTTACAGTTTGATAAATTGACTTAAAACGAATTAATACCTATTTTTAACAACCACTAAATTATTTTATTATGAGTTCACCTGACATTTATATTCCTGGCTATCCTGTCTGTAAGAATATTGTAGCTAAAAGAAATGATACCTTCGTATGGGAGATTACAGGGTATAATAGAGATGGTACTCCATTTGATTTTTCTAATAAGACATTTTTACTGCAGGTAAAAGATGATGCAGATTCTGATGAAACTCTTATAGAGATGCCCAACAGTAGTTTTAGTATAGAATCTACTCCTCAAGGAGATGCTTTAGATATATTTGACTTACTAGTGGTTGTACACCCTAAAGAATTTATGGATGTAGCTTTTGAAGGTAAACCTTATGATTTAGAGTTAACAGATGATCAAGATCAAACATTTACATTCTATGAAGGTGTATTTACTGTAACTAAAGATATTAGTAGAGTAGAAGATAATGCCTAAAAACCACACTTCAAGTGTTATTATAAACAAACGTAAGAGATCAGGTGTGGTCTTTCAGGGGTCTGGTTATATCTCATATAATCCAGTACCACCATCACCCACAGGAGAATGCCCTATATTCTTTGAAAGCTGGGATACTCAGTTTATATTTGACTTTGAAATATTTGGAGTAACGTTAGCAGATAATGGAGATTCTACATATAATGCTACAGTAGAAGCTTTAGGTGGAGATACACCCTATGAGTACTCTATAGATGGTGGAGTTACATGGCAATCTAGTAATGTGTTTTCTGGTTTAGTAGAATGGCAAACATATGTTATCAAATCCAGGGATGCTTTCTTTGACACAATAGATACTACAATTACACCTTCACCTATTATAGATGATTTTACTGTTAGCGTAAATATAGACAGTTTTGATGCTTCTTGGGGAGCTATAGCAGAAATAGTTGGATATAATCTCTATTTAGATGAAGGTAGTGGGTATGTTAAACAAAACACTTCATTAATTACTGGTACTTCATTTAATGTACCTAGTTTTTCTGGCGATTCTTCTGCCTATGTTGCACCTGTAAAAGATGGGATAGAGGGAGCTAGAAGTAATATTGAACAGTTTGCCCCTCAAATATCTGCTACATTCCAGATGCATTCTTATGGTAATGACTTAGGTACACTAGAAATCTATGTCATAGATGAATCTGCAACTATACTTGAAACAGTTTACAGTGAAGTACTTACTAGTGTAAATGCTTGGCAAGAAATAACAATTAATTATAAGACTCCAGACGTTCCTTATAGAATTGTATGGAGACACTACAATAATACAGGGTTTGAAGCTGACTTAGCTGTAGATGAAATTACGATAGTAAATACAACATATGGATTTGAAAGTGGTGATGATGGATTTAGAACAATAGCTGGTGTACAAACAACAGATGTTGCTACTGCTTTTGCTTCTATAGAAACTATACAAACAACTGCAACAGAAGAATATGGTAAATGGTGCAGGAGTAGTGGAAGTACAGCTTCTTCAGGAACTGGACCTCCTTCTGCCTATGCGGGAACGTATTATTTAGTTACAGAAGCATCTGCACCTAATGATGTTGGTACAAACTTCTGGTTATTTAGTCCAGAGATAACACCTTAATATTATGGCAACTATACGATTAAAATTAAATATTACAGGAAACTTTCCTCCATTTGAGTACCGTCTACAAGGTACTGAAGCATGGCAAGACTATCCTGTTTTTGAAGTACCTGAACTAGAAGGTGCTGGTGGGTACACTGTAGAAGTAAAGGATGCAAATGAGTGTGTAAAAGCTTTTGAAATATACGAAGAAGAAATTGGTCTTGAGCTTATTGGAGGGTATGTAACACCTGATTTAACAGTATATGCTAGTTATGGCTCTAATATTCCTGTACAAGCTCGTATAAATTGGGGTATTGGAGAAGGATATCCATTTGATCCTTCTACTTTTTTAGGGACAACAGAGTGGACAGAAGATTTCACATCTGAAAATAGAATACCCTTTCCTGTAAGTTTTACAGGTTCTCTGCATTTCTTTCAAGCTATGGGTAGAAGTAGGTTAGGTCAGAGGTATACTAATAGCATTAGAGGTATATTTTATGTACCTTCAGAAATAGAGGTTATAGCTGAATTATCTACAAACGTAGAGAGTTCTGAAGTCTTTATACCACTAGAAACTACTGTGCAAACAAATAATATCACTATTACTTCTGCACGTAAAAATAAAGCAAACCCTAGTGTTACTCTTAGTACCTCTTTTGAAAGTAGTACTAAACCTACTGTTAAAGAAAATATTCAAGAAAATATTGGTAATATACACGCAACAACTATTGTAACTTAATTTTATTATGAAAACATCAGCTAAAACAACTAAGCAAGAAATGAAAACAATCCAGACTGGTTTTGATATAAACAAGGATGCTATGCATTTAAATATCAAAGTAGAAAAGAATGGAGAAACTATTGTTGACGAAAAAGGAAACAGCATTTTATTTCATTTTTTAGCTGAGCTAGCTATGTCTATGAATGGAGGATCTACTCCTTGGGATGAGGCTGTCCCGTATAGTAATAATCGTACTACATATCAAGAAGGAGGTATTCGTAAAAATGCTAGTTACGTCATGCCTGTAATAGATGGATTTTTTAATGGTACTCCAGAATCATTTAATAGACCTCATCAATTTACTATAACTTCTTGGGATGGAAATACTATTACAGTTTCTCATAATGCTTCAAATTCTGTAATACATTTTATTAGAGAAGCTGAGATGTGCTGCCTTACTGGCGATTCTTCTTATTCTGGAAATTATAAAGTACTAAGTATAACATCTATTACAAGTACAAGTACTGAACTTACTTTAGATGGGTTAAATATACCTACAGGTGAAGCTATTGATGCAAATGCAGTAGTTGCTGCTAAAGTATTAAGTTCTTGGGATGATTATGGGAATGGTATAAAATTAGCTAGATCTTTTGCTTTTGAGGTTACAAATATTCTTGTGGGAAATTCAGCAGATCCTGTATCTTTACACGATGTCTATTTACCAGGATATTTAGATAGCAGTATTATAGAAATATCTTCAGGAGAACCTCAAATATCTACCCCTACTATTGCTGTTGATAGTTCTCAAATAGCTATTTCACAGCAATTTACTAACAAATCAGGAGTTCTTCAAATTATACGTGAAATGGGATTAATGGCTAGAGCTTCCCATGACAGTGGTACATCAGGTTATGATAGAATAGTTGGAAGGGATGGAGAAAATAAAGCAGGGCATAATGGAGTAGCGTTGCTAGCTCGTGATGCAATTTCTCCTTTTCAAGTGGCTGACCAAGAATCCTTTACTATTACTTATGAATTTAAAATTACAGCTTCAGGCAAGTCAGGTGTTGTAGCAGGTTTTAATGAAATGATGTATAGAGAGCTTTCTTCTAGTAATAGGATTGCAAGAGATTATTTTAATACAGATTGGGACGCTTCTGATGCTTCAGGTAGTATAGATCGTTTAGAGGAATTAAATAAAGGGTGTCAATTTTATATCTGGCCCCTTCACTTCAACATGGATTCAGATTTAAGCTTTTTTGGGTTGCAGGTAGGCACAAATGAAGATGATATTGATATAGATGATTATTACATGAGAGACGCAACAAGTACAGAAACTCGAATACCTCATGGAGGTTATGATGGGTCTTTATGGTATCATCCTACTTATGTGAAAGAAGTAGTAACGTCTGGTAATCAAGCTTATATAAGTCTAGAAGCACTTTATGAAAATAGAGGAAGTGTAGATGTCACTATAAAAGAAGTTGCACTAAACGGGGGGTACAATAGAAGAAATCCAGTACTTCTTACAAGAAATGTGCTCGATGTTGCAGATCATATTACACTACAACCTGGAGAAGTTGCTAAAATAATTTATCGAATAGGAATATCAACAGGAGCTTAATATGAACAGTCTATCTCTTAATCAAATAGCTTATAATTTACAAAATGCCATTGAAGGTAATAGACCTGCACCATATGAGTATATATCTCTAGATCAAGTCAAGTTTATTATTAAATATTATAGGTCTCTCTATATACGTAGAGATGCTCAAAAGAATGGCAATAGGTTAGAACTATTTGAGCAGGATTTAGGCTTATTATCTACAGAGCAAGTGAACTCTTCAGAGAATGATACTACCTTATCTACTCATTTTCTACGAAGAACTTCTAAAAAGATTCCTACTCCTATTCGTTTAAAGAGAAAGCCAGGATTAACTTATATTGCTACTGTGGGTAAGTTTAATGAACCTTTTCCATTAGTAAACTCTGCCAGATCTTACTATAAACAATACGATAAGTATACTCCTAAAGATAAATATGCTATATATCAGAATGGTTATGTTTATCTTGAAAACGCAGTAGCAACAGATAAGCTCAATGTACGTGGAGTATTTGAAGATCCTGAACAAGTATTTGAGTTTTTACGAACTAACGGTTCTGAACTTTATGATGAGAATGAACCTTTTCCTATTAGTCAGGATATGATAGAGAGTATTACAAAGAATATCATTCAGGGAGAAATAACAATGTTTCAACAACCAGCTAACAGTACACCTAACTCAGAAGCAAAATAATGGCTATACAAGGATATCAATCTTCTAAACGTATAATTTCAAAAGTCTTTAGAGATCTAAAGATACAGGATACTGATTGGGTATCTGATTCTGTAGAGTGGATGGGAGAGGCTTTACAGGGTACTGGGTCTGTAACTCAGTTAGAGAATAAAATTAAGATAGTCAAAACATCTTCTCATAAAGCAGTACTACCAGAAGGGTTGTACAGGTTAGATGAAGTTCGTTATGGATATTTTAATGCTAACAGAGAAGGTGATAACCCTCCTAAGAAAGAGGATTTTCCTAAACTAATGACGTATGAGAATACAGGCTATCATCCTTCTATGATTGATAGCTATAACTCTCAGAAGCAAGCTAAAACATATTGTGAAGAAACATTTTTTGTACAGGGTAATTATATCCATACTAGTTTTGAAGAAGACTGGATTGCAGTTGTCTATAAAGGTATAGCTACAGACTGTGATGGTTTTCCTCATGTGCCTGATCATTATAGTTTTTCTCAAGCGTTATATTGGTATATTGTAATGAAGATGCTTGAAAGTGGTATGGAGCATCCTGCAGGAAAGCAACAGATTACCTGGGCAGTAGCAGAGGATAGATGGCAACACTATTGCTCTCAGGCTAAAACAAAAGCTCTTATGCCAGATCCTGTCAGATATCAAGAGTTTGCTAAGAATTGGGTAACACTAATACCTAATGTATTAGAAAACTCACAATCTGTATTTGATGATAGAACAGAAGAACCATCTACATTAGCAGGAATGGCTTATCAACCAGTTAAAGATTAATAATGAAACTGATTATAGAAAGAACTTATAAAGAGAAGCAGACTTTAGGACATCTTAAGGTTATAGGTGTAGTAGGGGATGAAAATTTCTGTAGAGATATAACACTATTCGAGTGTAAGACTCTTGAATTATCTTGGAAAGACAATAAGATAGATTTATCTTGTATACCAGAAGGTAGATACAAAGCAGTAAAACACCAATCTTCTAAGTTTGATAATAGTATATGGATTAAAGATGTTCCTAAACGATCAGAAATTCTTATACATAAAGGGAACTTTGCTGGAAGTAATAATCCTAATACAGGATTGCCTGATATAAAAGGTTGTGTCCTAGTAGGTGAAGATTTTGTGGATATAGATGGTGATGGTATAAAAGACATTACTAACTCTACTCATACTATTAATAAGCTTTACAATATAATTGATAACGATATAATTGTGGAGGTTATTAATGAATGAAGAATTTCTAAATAGTCCTGTTTGGCAAACTATGGGGTATGTAATATCTGTTGTTATAGGTGGTGTGATGTATAAATACATCAAACTATTTATAGATGCTGGTAAGCATAAGCAAGAATCTAGCAATGTAGCTACCCAAAAACTAATTGAAAACTTAGAGAACAGGCTAGATACATTGAGTAAACAGATAGATCAGTTTGAAACAGAACGTAAAGAAATACATAAACGAGAACTTAAAAGAACTGAAGAGCTTGCAGAAGCTAAAGCTGATGTACGTATTCTTATGGAAAGAGTGAAACATATGGAAAAAACTATTTCTCGTTTAGATAAAGAAAATCAACGCTACAGGCAAAAATATGGTAACTTAGACAATGAGCAAAAGACTTAAAGGTTTATATACTGATTGTGATCCTGTAGATCAGCCAGAAGGCACATACAGGCACGCTGAAAATATCAATATTAATGATATTGTGGGATCGGTAGTTACTGAAGAAGGTACTATAAATAAGTTTACTATAGAAGATCTATATGGTAATAGGTATAATCCTATAGGTCATGTTCCCTTACCAAATGGGGATGTAGTTCTATTCTATCCAGGAGGTATTTTAATACAAAAAGATGATGGTGATGAATTTGTTCTATTGCAAGAAAGAAATTTTACAGCTCCAGAGATATCAATAACAAGTCAGCAATATATAGCTCATGATCAGATTAGTTTTTCATGGTTAATAGAAGACGGTCTTTCATCTATTACAGCTGTAGAAACTAGAATCAGACCTGTAGGAGGATCTTTTGGAGCATGGCAATCTGAAGGTACATCTTTAATAGGATCTACTACATATAACGTTAGCGATGGTGTAGAATATGAATTTGAAGTGCGCGCTACAAACGCTTTAGGTGATATAACTGCATCTGGTAGTCAAACTACAGCGCCTAACCCTGTTAGTGTTTCATTAGATCAAAATGGAACTGAAATAGATGTTACGTTTACAGCTCCTACTGATGATGGTGGAACTCCTATTACAAAGTACGAATATAGAGTTAATAATGGTGTTGTTAAAAGAGCAGGTACATTTACAGGTATTACAGGAGGTACTTTTACCCTTACAGGACTATCAGACTGGCAAGCATATACTGTAGAAATGAGAGCAGTTAATGCTACAAGTCCTAGTACATGGGCAAGTTCAGGAGCCACAGCTGTAAAAGGATTAGAAGGAGCATTCTTGAATGTAACACCTACCACAGGAGTAACTCCACTAGATGTAGAAATAGAATTTGGAGCTACTAATATGTCTAGCTCTTCAATATCTGCAGATCTAATTGTGGAAAATCAGATAGTAGATACGATAACTATATCTGGCCAGACAACTTCTAGTCAAACATTTGATCTTCTTAATGTTATAGCTTTAGGAACATACACAGTTAAATTCTTAGGATTAACAGAAACATTCCAAGTTACAGGAGGTCCAACTGATCCTGAGATTGCAAATGCTTTTCTAAATGTTAGCCCTCTTAGCGGAGATCAACCACTAACAGTTGACATAAGCTATGGTGCAGATAATACTGGAGGTACAGGAATAGATACAGATCTAATTATTGAAGGGGTTGTAGAAGATACCCTAAACATTCCAGCTAATGGTTCTAACTCTACAACTATACAGAGAACTTTCCAAAATGCAGGAATGTATGAAGTAAATTACCAAAATAAAGATAGGTTAGTTACTGTTAACGTTGCTTTTGTAGATGAATTTCAAGGTGAAATCTCTATAAATGGACCTGCAGATGATGATGCAGATCCTACCTTTGATACAGGCGAGGTAGACGTGCTAAACAGGCCTAGTCAAGCTTCAGATACATGTGGAAGCTTTGGTAATAACATATTCTACATTGAATGGAATAATGTAGATTATTGCTGGAAAATACCTAATTATAAGCCAAGTATAATACGAACAATATTAGCTAATGAAGTAAATACAAACATACCTGGTTTAAGCGCTAACATTACAGCGTCAGGTGTTGAGTTTATTGCAGGTTTTTCTGAAAACGGTTCTTCTATCATTCTTAAAGTACCTACTGCTATTGAAGGGAATGGGTTAATATTTAGTTCTTATACTATATTTTTATATGGCGGAGATGATGGGTATACTGTAAACGAACAGATTGATATAAAGATAGGTGGTTCAGTATTTGCAACTACAGCTCCTATCACAGCATTAGAGAGTGCTAACAGTATAGCACAAAAAATATATGATGCCTGTATAGCTGTATCTTCTGACTACACGTTTACTTTAAACAGTAATGTAGTTACTATAGATACAGACGATAATTCTTTAACAGGTCTAGTGCAGCTAGATATTAAGAATGCAGGCTTTGCATATTCAACAGACGATATAACCATAGTATAATAGGACATTATGTATTCAGAATTTTTAAAAGTAGGATTTAAAAAAACCAGTAATGTTCAAGCTACTTCTCGTATTAATGAGAAGGGAGAAATGATTATATACTGGACAGATGGAGTTACATCCCCTAGATTCTACAATATCACTAAAGACGAAGGGTTTGAAGCACCTGATGAATTAAACATCTTTCCATCTAGTAAATTTCCTATTGATCTTGATTTAATAGAAGTAGATGATTTTGGAGGTTCTTTAATATCAGGAGCTTATCAATTTGCAGCTAGGTATGTAGATGATGCAGGTAATATTAGTAACTTTACTACAATTACTAAACCTATAGATATTGTTAGGGGTATACAGAGAGATGATTTTGGAGGAGACTATTTTAATCAAGGAAACCCTGTCAATAAGACCAGCAAATCTATTAAGATATCTGCAAACAATCTAGATGAAAGTAAAGAAAATATACAGATAGCTGCTATTCGTTATGAAGATGGCGGTATTGCAGAAGTTAATCTGATGAGTCCTAGATCTATTATTGATACGTCTATGCAGATTACTTATACAGGAAATCAAGGAACTATTGACGGTTCTATAGAAGAAATACTTATAGATAATACTTATTATGAAACAGCTAAATATATTACTCAAGTAGATGATACCCTGTATATGGGTAATATGACAAAACCAGAAGCTGTACGATATCAGAAATATGCTAATGCCATTAAGACGAACTACACAACAAAAGTATTAGACCTTACTCAAAAGTTTCAATGGGCTTATGGGGATGAAACTCTTACATACTTTAATAAGAGTTTTAGAAGAGATGAAGTGTATGCATTTTACATCTCATTCGTACTTGTAAGCGGTCAGGAGACTATGGCTTTCCATATTCCTGGAGGCTCTGAGGGAGGTATGAGAGAATGGATAAATAGTAATGAATTTTATCCTGATACAGATGATTGGGATGTAGTAGAGTCCATAGCAGATACAGAAACAATAACATCTAATTTAAGAAACCAGAATGTAAAACATCACAGATTTCCTACAGAGTTTAATGTACCTATTTATCAAGGAGAGGGTTTTATTAGAGAGAATGTAGCAGTATCTACCATAGGTGTAAAGTTCTCTAATATCTACATACCAGATGATATTCGAGAGAAAGTTGTAGGTATAAAGCTTTATATGGCTAAAAAGGATAATGAAAACAAACTTATCCTTGATCAGGGTTTAATGACTTTAAATCAAAGACAGAATTGGGGTACTAGTACTACTCCATATGGTTCTTATGAGAATAGACTTCCTGAAGGACCTGTTAATGTGGAAGATGTAGATGTATTTAGTTGTGTTCCTTTCAGCACTAAAGTTAGAAATTCTTCTATAGCTAGTATTACACATATTCAAAAGGTTGCTAAAGCTATAATTACAAGTAGGGAGAGCTATGAATATAATGGAGATATAAACAATGAAGTTAATGTAAAAATATCTGCTCCAACAAGATTTACATACGATTCTAACGATCCTGAAAATTTAAAAAGAAGAATCAAAGCTATATCCAATATACCTGCAGATACAGACTCTGTAAATATTACTAACTTAGGGTTTGAACATAATAAGAAAAGTACTAATGAACATTCCAGTGTACTTATAGCCTCTAAAGATCCACTGCTAGATATAGACTTTAATCTAACTGTAGGTAACTCTTATGGACCTATTGTAAACTTAATGCAGGATAAGAGTGAACTTTACTCTCCTTTTGATCTTCAAGAGTTGGTGTTAATAGGAGAGTATTATCAGAATATGGAAATCTTTAGTGCTAATCCTAGTATTGCAGGAGGTACTAAAGCTACAGGCTTTGTTACTATTTCAGGAGATGCTCCTACAGAAATAGCAGGCATATCCCCAACAGCTACTTTTGAAATACAGAATGAGCCTAGTTCTGACAGTGATGCTTGTACAGGTAGCAATCTAAATGAAGCTTACTTGACATACAAGGGTACTGATTACTGTTTACCAATAATAGCTGTAACTAAATCTACCTTAGCTACTATTATTGTTAATGAAATAAATTCAAATATACCAGGACTAGATGCTATTAACTTAGGGGGAGCTAATCCAGTAATACGAGTTAGTTCTACAGATATTTCTGCTACTGATAACGGTGAAACTATTGTTTTACAGATACCTACAGCAATAGAAGATAACGGTGCTATATTCACACCTAATACATTTGATTTAACAGGAGGTAGAGATAGATTAGAAGGCTCTGCTGGTAATATAGCATTTAGCTTTAAGAATTTTGAAGATCCTATTCAAAACATGTCTACAGAAGTTTTCTATGATCAAACAAAGATTCAAATAGCTCAAAATCTAGCTCAAGATTTAAACAATGATGATTTTGTTGCTTACTCTGCTACTGTAGATATATCTGAAGGTAACCCTGTAATGATTATAGAAGCTAATGCTGTAGGTAGTGAGTGGAACGGTGCTATATATAACACTGTAAATGATCCTACTGTTTCTAATGTTACGGAAGATTTAATTGGAGGTAGTTCTCCAGGTGAGGCAGGATCTTTACCTGCTATGTATGGAGGAGATACGTATATAAATAAATTTGGTTATAGAATTGGGGGAGTATCTAATAAAGATGATAGATCTTCAGATGATTATGGTACTCATGTTGTATTTATTGTTGTAGAATCGTATGATAATATTGCTTTTAGACAGTCTGGTAATGACTATGGAGAACTGAATGGTAATAATTTATCACAGGCTGAAGAACTGATATTATTAGAAGAGAATCATCCAGATCCTGAATTTGAAGGGTACATTGATAACTATCTAGAGTATGATCTATCTCACAGTGTAGATGGTCATCTAGTTGCAAAAACAACTCCTTATCCTAAGAAGTTTTCAGAAATAATAGAGTTTCCTAATAGAGTTATTCGTAGTAAAACAGATGATGATGTACTAGAATCTGACTTATTCAGAGTATTCCTTGCTGAGGATTACTTAGATCTTCCTAAGAATAGAGGAGAGATTACAAACCTAGAAGTTCTTCAGAATATTCTTATAGCTCATATGAGAAGAGGGCTGTTTAAAACTAGAGGTAGAGAAGAACTTGTTACCGCTGACTTTAGAGCGTTCTTAGGTAATGGTAACATCTTTGCTGTTAAGCCTGATGAATTATTTTCTGTAGAAGAAGGGTATGCAGGTCTTCAACATTCACGCTCTTCTGTAGTTACTCCTATGGGATATTTCTTTGTAGATCAACAGGCTAAGAAAGTATTTTCTGTAGCAGGTAAACCTATAGAGATATCAGAGGCAGGGATGAGGAATTTCTTTGAAGATAATCTGGTCTGGCATATAGATGAACTTGAAGATGGTATTGCAGATAAGATTCTTAATACTGAGATACTTATGTCTTATGACCCTGAGTATAAAAGAATTATCCTGACTAAAAGAGATTGGAAACCTACTCAAGCATTAAAAGATGCTACATGGTCTGTAGAAGATGGAGAATTGCTTGTAGATGGAACACCAATAGATTTCACAAATGACACATACCTACAAGATGAGTCATTTACTATTTCATATTTACCAGAAATTCAGAGATGGGTAAGTTTCCATTCATACGTACCAAACTACATGTATAACGATATCAACAAGTTGTTTACTGTAAACGATGGTATTATATACGATCATAAAGGAATTCCTGCAGAATTTTATGGAACTCAACATGATATGATCTATGAGTATGTAGGCAATGAAGCTCCAAAACAAACTAAATTAGTACAGAATGTAGAATTCTTAACCTATGCTTATAATCCTGGGTCATCTGATAGGGTTAATTACAAGAAGACTTTTGATGGAATCCGTATTAGTAATGAACTGCAAGATACTGGATTTGTTGATCTTATTTACTTTACTGAACCTAATGGTAATGTTAGAAATATAGACCATACATGGAAAGTGAATAAATTTAGAGATCTTCTTAATCCTGATACAGGTGAGATAGACAATACCTTGCCTGCACATGAGCAGAAAAAACTAACTGGAAAATATGCTATAGTTAGGTTATATTACACTCCAGAGGATGCTAGATTTCTAAGACTGCTTTCTTCTGATGTTAACTTTAAACCGCACCATAGATAATGAAGAATAACCAACCTTATGGATACACAGGAAAGCCTTCACCTAGAAGAGTAGTTATTAAAAAAGGTAAATATTTCAATCCTAATAAATATGGGTTAGGAGGTCTTATAGGTACAGGTTTAGGTGCTATAGGAGGTTCTTTTATAGGGCAGCCTATGCTTGGAGCTCAGATAGGAGGTATGGTAGGTAACCAGTTTGACAAGAAGAAGGAAAAGGAACCAGAAGAAATAGAAGAAATTACTATGGGTAGTGGAAATTTAGGAGAATATAAAAACGGTGGGTATAAAGGTTATGCTACAGGAGGGTATGCTAAAAGTATGGGAGGAGGGTCTTATAAAGCTATAGGTAGAAATCATGCTCAAGGAGGAATTGTTATGTCTCCTGATACTGAAATAGAGGGCGGTGAAACTATAAACGCTGACTCTCAAGGAAGCTATATCTTTTCTGACAGATTAAAAGTACCTAAAAGTAATGAGACTTTTGCAGAAAGACACGAAAAACTAATGTCTATGAAAGCTGATAAGACAGCTGTAGACGATCTTGCTGAAATGCAGGAACGTGTATCTGGTAGAAAGAAAAGAAATTTAGGTAATAATAATTCTAACTGGGGTGAAAAAGGTGCTGTGATGGCTAATGGTGGGTATAAGCCCGCTAAGTATGCTACAGGCGAAGTTCCAACTCCAACTACTACTAGTGGAGTAGTAAATCCACCTACTCCTAAATTATATGAAGGAGCTACTGGAAGTTTTGATGATGAAGGATTAACTACTGGAAGTTTTGATGGTGAAGGATTAACTACTGGAGATTATATATTTGCACTGGCTCCTACTGCATTTAATTTAGGTGCAGGTATTTTTGGTAAAAATAAAACTGAAAAACCTACTAAAGTAGCTAGAGCTAAGATTAATGATGATCCTATTAATTATAATATCAATCCTGAACTTAGAACAAGTGCTCAAAGTTATAGAGGTATTTTAGCTAATCCTGCTGCATCTTCTCAAGAACGATTAGCTGCTTTATCTATGAAGGGTACTGCAGACTCTAGAGCTTATGCTCAGAAGAATAATGTAGAAATGCAGATGAGTGAAAGACGTAACATTTCACAAGCTAGGCTAGATTCTAATACTAATGCTCAAAACGCATCTATGCAAGAAAGAGCAAGACAAGACAGAATGGCTGCTGAAGCTCAATTAGGCCTTACAGGTAATCTTTCAAGACAAGCTATTTCTGAAGCATCTACTAACATCATGAAAATGAAGGCTGAAGGTAACATGAGAGAAAGAGACAAACAGATGGAAAAATACCTTAGAACATACTATGGAGATGATCCTGCTGTATTACGATTCTTCGGTGAGGAGAATTCAAAAAAAAAAGTAGCGGGTAACCCTGATACATCTACTTCTTATACACCTGCAGATAGAAATATTCCTCCTACTCCTGAACGTCCTAGTGCCCCTAAAGCTTTAACAACTACCCCTATGGGTATTCCTCGTTTAGACATAGAAGAAACAGATTCTGAAAACTTATTTGATAGCAGATTAGAGAAGCCTTATACACCCCCTTCTAGACCTAGAATAGGTGCTAATCTTCCTACTACTCCTATAGGTATACCTAAGATAAACGTACCTAGCAACAATATGGATTTTAGTGGTAGGCTACCTATAAAGTCTGCTGAAAAACCTAGCGTACCATCTAGTAAGCCAAAAGATAATATTATAGAGGCTACTGATTTAGAATTAGATCAAGCATTAACAGATATAGATACTAGTTTGTTAGATAATCTTACCCCTCAAGCAACAGATATAGATACATCAATTACAAAAGGTTCTATCAATTTACCTGTTCAGGGAGAGGTAACTAAAGGTTTTGGCACACAGACACACCCTGAGCTTGGTACTAAAACACCTAGTCTTGGTATTAATATTAAAACAGAACCTAATCAACCTGTAAATTCTGTAGGAACTGGTATAGTAAAACGCGTAGCTAACATTTCAGGGCATGGAAACTCTGTAATAGTTGATCATAACGGAACTCTTGTTGTATATGGTAACTTAGGAGATATTGGTGTGAAAGAAGGGGATACTATCAATGCAGATAGTCCTATTGGTAACAGTGGTCAAAATGATGTATTTTTCTCTATACGAGAAAATGGCAAGATGGTAGACCCTCTAACTTGGATAAATAAATAAATTATGGCGAATAAATACACTAGATTTGTACCCACAGAATATGTACCACAATACCAACCTATTAATATGGGGATGGTAGGAGATGCACTTGCTAACGCTAGAACAAGAAGAGAAGCAGCTGAGTTAAGTGATGTACGTCAAGAGAATGCAATGAGACAATTAATTGGCTCTGCCACAACAGATAAAGGAAAGGAATTTGCACAAGCTGTATTTGATACGTATTCACCTAGTATACAAGAAAGACAAGAGAGAGGTTACTCATCGAGAGATTTATTACGAACTCAATTAGGCGCTGAAAAAGCAGCTAGCTCTCTAGAAACTCTTCAAACTGCACAAGAAGCTAGATCTCAGTGGGCTGATGATTTTATGGAGCTCAATAAAGATCGTATCAACAATCCTAATGAACTTGCTCATTGGCAAAAGCGATATGCTCCTGAAATAGAGTATGATATGGATAGTTTGACTGCTTCTATATCTGGAGGATCTCCTACGCAATTAGCTGAAGATGTCATGTTAGCAGAAAAAACAGACAGTTATCTAAAGGGGAGTAAAGAAAGAGGTTTTGTAGATGGGGAAGGTAATCAGCTAGTGGAAAGAGTACTTAATCCTGAAACAGGAGAGTATGAAATAACTACAAGTTCTGGTATAGATAATCGTAGAGTTTTAGCTATTTTGGATAGAGCATTTGCTGCTGATCCTGAAATACAGGCATATAGAGGTAGAAAAACAGCTTATTTTACAGATCTAGCAGAACAACAAGGAGCCGATGTAGCATTAGAAGAATTAAAACAAAATGCACCTGATAGTAGTTTAGGAGAATTACAAGAAGAAATAGACTCTAAAAGAGCTAGAGGATTCTCTGATGCTGAGATTGTAGGTACTCTTAAGGCTGATAATGAAATTAGAAGTGCTCAAGGGTTTGGTCAAAGTAAATACGCCTTTACAGAATTTGATAGAAAATATAGAACACCTGCAGAACAAGAGACAGATAGAAACGGAAGATATCTAGCTACTGACCTTATTCAGTCTGAAGCTCTTAATAATCCTTATGTAACTAGTATGCCAGAAACTTTTGCAGCTCCTGCATTAACTA